CACACGTTGCATCCCAATCTGCTTCATATTCTGATAGATATAATAGCGAGAAAAAGTCCTTCGCTACTTCTAATGTATCATTTAAAACGTCTTGTTGGTTGGATTGGTCTTCTTCCACTTTATCGCAGAAGATAACCTTAAATCCGATATGCATATGGTTTACATCAAATCTTGTTCTTTGAGGTAAAACATACATACGTTGATATTTTGGTTCTTGTTTTGTTTCTCTGTTGTTTGTTAGTTGATAAATGTCTCCATATCCAAATGAACTAATTTGTTCATGTAATGCTGCAAACTTTTTAAAGTCCTCGATAACCACACGATATGATTCAAAGGTTTGGTCTTGAGGGAAACCAAACCCAAACTTAATTGGTAATCCACATTGAGTATAATCAAATGGTGATGATAATGAGATATGCATGGTATGACCAGCCAGGATTGTTTCAAACCTTTCTGTAAAAGGATGTAAATCTGGGGCCCAGTCACCAATAATATAGTTTGAAAACTCACCGTATTGTTGAGTATATGATTGCCAAAATACAGTCCAGACATCCTTGGCTATCTCAATGGTATCAGACATAACGTCAGTTAAATTGGATAGGTCTTCTTCAACTTTATCCATAATGATAATAGCAAAGTTGTAATGAATTTCATTCTGGTTAAATGTAACAACCTCTGGAACCACATACATTCTGATGTATTTTGGTTCTCGTTTTGTAATAATATCATTCGTACATTGCTCAATATCCCCAAAACCAAATGATTTAATCTGCTCATGGTGATATGCAATCGAGGATAAATCGGCTAATATTTGTTTATAACTAATCATCTAATATGAAATATAAAAAATTTAAAAATATCATCTCAACGCATTCTTCTGACTTTCGGCTTGATACCTGTCATATTGAATCATGAATGTTAATTGGTTTAAAACTTCCGTTACTTTCTTTTGATAGACGTACTCGTGCTTTGTAAAATCGTTGTCAGTAATTCTGTTGACGACAAGGAACCACCCGAACGCTTTTTGAAAATTTGAGCCCATATCATCTTCCGCATCCTCCAAACGAGTTTTATTTTCATCCACATCGTCAGGGTCTGAATCGAAGACAGTTGGGTATAACCTAAAAATCTGTTTGCGAATTTCGTAAAAAAAGATTGTGCTCCCAGCACGTACCTCACATCTAACTTCTTTTTAAATAGTTCTGCTCTTTGTTTCATTGATTCAATATCGTATTTCTCAATCTGAAAGTCATGTTCTGAGATTTGATATACAATTGGTCGATACATTATTGCTGATAGTACGTGTAATAAATCTAATAGTTCATCCACCTTTTTGGTTGAGATGGTATCCATGTCCACAAATTCAGCAAAGGTTATATCCTGCCAGTTTGGGAAGAAACCATAATGCACACCATCCAATTCAAATCTGTCTTTAAATTCTGGTTTCTCATTTGGAATTAATGATAATACATATGCTGCCAAGTATTCCACTTGTTGATAATCAGATTTATTAATCTCATCTACAGGAACACCAGTTGTGATGTTAAGTATTTTTGCTGCAAAGTAATCCTCATCAAATAGGTTTTTGTATTTAAAAATCTTAACATAACTTTCAACGTTAATGTAATCTGGGACATGATATGTCCTGTCGTCAATTGTAAATTTAATTTTACTCATATAAATGATATTGCATATCTCCCTGTTGCTTTAAGAGATTTTATTTCTGGTAACATTCGCATCATGAATGCATCTGAAAGGTCATTCGACCTACCTAACATCTTCTTCATATCATCTTTTGACATAACTGCTACCTTATTGTCTTTATCTACGTCTTTTAATTTAACTGCTAATAATTCCTGAGTCAACTCATCAACCAACATACTATCTTGAATATTAATACTTATCTTTCCTTCTTTGAATAATTCAGACAATTTCACATAACATTGTGATTTAAGATTGGAGAAGTTCTGGTCATGTAATGCTTTTGCATTGTTTACAAAGTTGGTTCCCTTAATCATATCAGAAACTCCCCCGCCAACTCCATCAGAGTCCACAATAACATTATTAGGATGTATTCCGTGTGAAGCGATTAGAGCCCTAATTTCGACCGCTAAATCTGTGGTGGATAGTTTGGTAAAGACAGACACTTCCATCGCAACCAGGCCTACCCAAACGATGCACACGGACCTATCTGCACCAAACCTTGCGACATCGACTGTGATATACTTCTTATCTGTTGGTTGAGGTGAGAATTTAAATGCTGCATCTGCAATTGTATCAAATGTGAATATTGCATTGATGTCATCTGTATAATCCCAGTTACCCAATAACAATCTTTGCTTCTGTTGTTCTGGTAATTGTCTAAGTGTTTCAATATAAGATGGTGGTAAGTGTGGATTGTCCAATGCTGTTGCTGGAACAAACTTCTTCTTTGCTTCCAATCTATCTTCTTTCCATGGGATATAAAAGTCCTTCTTTAAGAAGTTGGTCCCAGGGTTACAAGACATGAATAGTTTTGGTATTAACTTATACTGGTTTAACTTAAAACGCATACGGGATTTAATGATGTGGTAAGCCATCTGTGGAACCTGACTCATCTCATCAACGAATGCTCCAGTAATCTCCAGTGATCCCAGTGAATCATACATCGGGTCTGATGGAGTTGCTGCTAAATCTTTTAGTATTATCTCTGAGCCATTATAGAACGATATAACGTTGCTTTGTTGGTTATAGTTATAATGTTCCTCTGGTTTCAATTGCATCAAGCCAAGCGTCTCTAATAGCGTTCTGAGAGTAGTTAATCTTAATTGAGTTAATACACTACGACCGATTAGGTATCTAACCCCTGGAAATTGAATACACATGGTTACAATCCATAGACAACCAAGGAATGATTTACCAGACCCAGCCGCACTACCGAACAATACTTCATTCGTGGTTTCATCCATAAGATACTTCCACGCTTCTGTTTGTTTCTTTGTTAGATTAAAGTCAGCCATTAATTGTGGACGTATAATATTTTATCAATCTTGGTTATTGGCATGAAGTGTTCCCATAAGTTAATAAGATACTTTGATATGAATGTATGGTCTGACTCAGGATAATTTGGGTCCAATCTTAAATCACCAATACATCTTCTCATATATGCTGCACATCCAATATCAATCCAACCCAATTCAATCTTTGTCTTAATTGGTAAATAAGAATTACTGGTTAGATTATGAACCATATTACAATATATAAATTGTGTCGCTGGTTTATTTGCTGCAATTAGAAACTCTTCTACGAATGTTGGAACATAGTAGTTGTCTTCCCCAGTCATTACAATCCAATCTTCTACTGCGCTATCTAAACCTACATTACGTGGAGTGTGACCCCAGTCATTATATCTTTTACTAAGCATGGTTAGGATAATCCTGTCATCATCAAAGAACTTAACAATGTTTTTTATCTTACTAGCAAACTCTGGTTCTGGACAATCAGCAATAATGTGCGCAATCCAGTTAGGATTTGTTTGAGACATCAACGAACCAATCAAGGTTGTTAGATGATTTGTTCGCTCATAAGTGGGTATTATAAATTCTATTTTCATATATATATATTTATTTGGTTGAGCAAAAACGAAGTTTTTAGGGTTGGGATGGTAAAAAAATATTAATCTGTAAAATTTTTTATTACTAATCTGTAAGATTAATGTTGATGCTCACCTTTTCACCTTGTGATGTTACATCTACTTTCTTTATTTCAAGACCATACAACTTGTTTATATCTGCTAAGGTCTCTCGCTCAATCCGTTTATTTCCCGAATCTCGGCAGCGCTTGAGAAGGTCAAAATACCTTGATAATTGTGCTTCAATAATTTCATCGGACTTTTCGTCGAATCTTGCTTTAAGCCGCGACTTAACATCCTTCCATATATCCTCAGTCGCACGCTCACTAATACCCCACTTCTTGGCACCTTGTTCTCTAAATTCGACATAGTTCAACTTTTGATAGAGCATCATCTCTATTGCTTCAGGAATACGTTCTTCGTAATTAACTACCGTTGTTTTCCTTCCGCCTTTCTTTTTATTTAATTCGCTTTCCATATTATAAAATATAAAATTGTTATATATCGATTTTAAAATCGGTTCTTAACTTATGTT